GACTGGGCGTTATGAAACACAACAACGACTTTAAGTACGACCTAGAGGTTGGTCAGTTAAATGAGATAAAACTAGATAAACATGAACTAGATTTATGTGAGTACATAGGGAAGCAAAGGTCTAACATAGCAAGGTCTAACAATGTTTTTGATGCTAAAATTGGTAATCAAAATGGTATAGAAGCGGATATACAAGGGTTTAAAGCTGAGTACGCATTTGCTAAATGGAAAAATATATTTCCTGATTTTGGATTAAGTCCAAGAAGCGGAAGCTATGATGGCATAACCAATAAGGGAGCAAGATATGATATCAAATCAACAAAATATAAAACAGGGAACTTGTTAAGTACGTTAAAAGTGAATCCTGATGTTGATGTTTATATTCTTGCGTATGTAAATGATAATATAGTTTGTTTTATAGGTTGGGCGTATAAATCGGAACTAATTAAAAATGAAAACATAAAAGATTTGGGACATGGTAAAGGATACTTTTTAAGTAGAAATGAGTTAAATAGTTTTTGATTACCACTCATTCATTTGTATTAATATATTTGTCTATGACCAATAAATGTGTTGTTTGTGGAGACCAAATAGCTATACTACTGAAGTCCAAGCAGGTATGTTACAACTGTTTGTCTAGTCAAAAAAAGAAGTTACCTAACACAACTAATCCAGAAAAAAACAAGTAATTATGATTATTACCAACATAAAGTCTATCATAGACAGGCAACAAGAAAAGGGTCTCAAGAAGTACGGCAAGACCGTTGACCAAGCAGACCTTTCCATTGAAGAATGGATTGAACACACCCAAGAAGAAATAGCTGATACGTTGATATACCTAGAGTGTATCAAGCAGAAGATGATTGATAAAAGAAAGTCGGATAAACTTATTGATATACTGTAGTGATTCGTAAGAGGAGGAGGAGTAAGAAGAGGGGGCCAGTAAGGGCTAGGAGGGTCACACACGATGGTATTAAGTTCGCATCTGGTCTTGAGAAGCACATGTATATGGCTTTAAAAAAGGCTAGGATAAAGGCTGCTTACGAGGGAGAGACCTTTGTCTTGATAGATGGTTTTATGTTTGAGAGTTCTTCTTACGAAAGGCAGGCCAACGGCAAGAGGGATATGGTGGACAGGGGTAACAAGAAGATACTACCCATAAAATATACACCAGACTTTATTGGTGATGACTTTATAATAGAGTGTAAGGGTAGGGCTAACGAGTCATTCCCAATGAGGTGGAAGTTGTTCAAGCGGTATGTAAATGAACACCTAAAAGGGGTGACCCTATACAAACCTCAGAATCAGAAAGAATGTGAAGTAGTAATTAATTTAATAAAAGAAAAAAGAAAATGCAAGACAAAACAGGTTGGGAATTAAGTATTGGACTATACCCTGGAATATTATTTGGGTTTAGAAGCTACGCATCTGAGGGTGTTGATAGCGATGGTGATGAGTACACACAGACAATACATGTAGTGTATGTACCATTTATAGATGTATCACTAAGTATATATAGATATTAACATGGGACTATTTGATAAGAGAATAGAGTACAAACCTTTTGAGTACCCTGAATACTACACGGATGGTTGGTTGAAACAAGCGCAAGCTTTTTGGCTACACACCGAGATAAGTATGTCTGGCGATGTAAAGGATTGGAACGAGAAACTTACCGCCTCTGAAAAGAATTTGGTTGGTAATATACTACTAGGGTTCGCACAAACTGAATGTGCTGTATCTGATTATTGGACACAGAAGGTTGTGTCTTGGTTTCCAAAACACGAAATACAACAAATGGCTATGATGTTTGGGTCACAGGAAACCATCCACGCTGTAGCCTACTCATACTTAAACGAAACATTAGGATTAAATGACTTTAAAGGATTTCTGCACGAAAGTGCTACTGCCAACCGTTTTAACAACCTCATGGATGTGGATAGCTCTAGTCATACTGACATGGCTAAATCACTCGCAATATTTAGTGCCTTTGCCGAAGGTGTTAGCTTATACTCTGCTTTTGCCGTTCTGTATAGTTTTCAGTTACGAAATCTACTTAAGGGTATCGGGCAACAAATGAAGTGGAGTGTTCGAGATGAATCACTTCATAGTAAGATGGGTTGTAGATTATTCAACCAAATGTGTAAGGAGGATGACAGTCTAAGACCTTTGGTTAAGGACGATGTTATTAACGCAGCGACCATGATGATGGAACTCGAACATAAATACATCGACAAGATGTTTGAGATGGGTGATTTAGAGAACCTAAAGGCATACGATTTAAAGCAGTTTATAATAAAGAGAACAAATGAAAAAATTAAAGAGCTTGGGTACGAAAAGTCTTTTGAATACGATGAGGAATCTGCGTCTAATCTTGCTTGGTTTTATCATCTTACAGGTGGTCATACCCATACTGATTTCTTTTCGGTACGCCCGACAGACTATAGTAAAGCGAATGAAGGAGAAGACTTTGCGGATATTTGGTAAATAATTAAATTAAATACAATGAAAGAAAGTACACTGATAGAAATGCAAAAGAAGGTTGAGTCACTTACTCGTGTGGTTCAACACATAATAAACGAAAACCAAAGACTCACTGAGATGTCTGTTGGTACACTTGAGTTAATCAAGATGATGCCAGACTACGATAAGGCATTGGAGGACCTAAAAGAAAAGAACCTAGAACAAATCAAAAAAGAAAAAGAAGATGTCAAGTCACAGGTGGGTGAAGGGTAAGGACTACCCGAATTGGGCTGAGTCAGACGTATATAAGAAAACAATAGCTGGTGGATACCTCATTAACGATGAGACACCGAGGGATGCTTACTGGAGGGTGGCTAATACTGTTGCCGCACATTTAGAGCGTCCTGAGATGGCTGAAAGATTCTTTGAGTACATATGGAAAGGTTGGCTTTGTTTAGCGTCCCCTGTACTCTCTAACACAGGTACAAACAGGGGCCTACCAATCAGTTGTTTTGGTATTGATGTCGCTGACTCTATAGCTGACATTGGCGGCAAGAACCTAGAGATGATGCTACTCGCCAAACACGGTGGTGGTGTCGGTGTTGGTATAAACCAGATACGACCTGCTGGTGCTAGTATAAAAGGTAACGGGACATCTGATGGTGTTGTACCGTTCTGTAAGATATACGACTCTAGCATACTAGCCACTAACCAAGGGGCTGTTAGAAGGGGTGCAGCAAGTGTTAACCTAAACATCGAACACGAAGACTTTGAGGACTGGCTAGAGATTAGGGAGCCAAGGGGTGACGTTAATCGGCAGTCACTTAACCTTCATCAGTGTGCTGTTGTCGGGGATAAGTTTATGCGTAAACTCCTTGACGGTGACACTGAGGCTAGAACCAAGTGGGGTAAGCTATTACAGAAGCGTAAGGCCACAGGTGAGCCGTACATAATGTTCAAGGGTAATGTAAACAAGCAGAACCCAGAGCAGTACAAGAGGCTTGGTTTGAAGGTACACATGACAAACATTTGCTCTGAGATTACTTTACACACCGATGAGAGTCACAGCTTTGTGTGCTGCCTATCAAGTTTAAACCTAGCTAAGTATGATGAATGGAAAGACACTAACCTTATATATGATGCGACATGGTTCCTTGATGGGGTACTTGAGGAGTTTATACAGAAGGCGAAAGGAAAGATTGGCTTTGAAAATTCCGTCCGTTCTGCTGAGAAGGGACGTGCCTTGGGACTGGGAGTACTCGGATGGCATACTTACCTTCAGGAGAAGGGACTACCTTTCGAGGGTTTACTATCGCAGTACGAGACTCGTAGAATATTTAGCCAAATCAAGATTGAAACAGAGAGAGCTTCTATGGCTCTTGCAGAGGCTTTCGGTGAGCCGCTTTGGTGCGTTGGTACAGGAATGCGGAACACCCACCTTCGTGCTGTTGCTCCCACTGTATCTAACTCGAAACTTAGTGGTAATGTTAGTCCTGGCATCGAGCCTTGGGCGGCCAATGTCTTTACAGAGCAGTCACTCAAGGGTACGTTTATTAGAAAGAATCCTAGTCTAGAGAAGGTGCTGAAGCAAAACGACTTAAACAACGATAAGGTGTGGGGTAAGATTCTTGAGGACGGTGGCTCTGTTCAGGGGGTGAAGGAGTTGGACGATGTCTTACTTGGTAAGCATAAGATTCCAGCCAAGGAGGTGTTCAAGACGTTCAAGGAGATTAATCAACTAGAGGTTGTGAACCAAGCTGGTATACGTCAGCAGTACATAGACCAAGGTGTTAGTCTTAACCTAGCGTTCCCATCAACGGTTGACCCTAAGTTTATTAACAGGGTTCACCTTGACGCATGGAAGAAGGGTATAAAGACCCTGTACTATGTGAGGACTGAGT